CTGGAAGGGGCCTATCTGAAAGGGGCCAATCTGGAAGGGGCCAATCTGGAAGGGGCCAATCTGAAAGGGGCCTATCTGGAAGGGGCCAATCTGGAAGGGGCCTATCTGGAAGGGGCCAATCTGGAATGGGCCAATCTGGAAGGGGCCAATCTGAAAGGGGCCAATCTGGAAGGGGCCTATCTGAAAGGGGCCTATCTGGAAGGGGCCAATCTGGAAGGGGCCTATCTGAAAGGGGCCAATCTGAAAGGGGCCTATCTGGAAGGGGTTCCGGTTATCGAGAATATACACCAAAAGGTATATGAAGCAGCTTCACAACCATGCGCTCTTGACATGGGCGACTGGCATTCATGCGAAACAACACATTGCCGCGCCGGATGGGTTGTTACATTGGCAGGCGAAGAAGGAAAAAAACTGGAAGATAAAATCGGTACGCCCGCAGCAGCATATGCGATTTACTACGCATCTGATGCTGATATTTCTGAGCCTATTGATTTTTACTGTAATAATGAGAAGGCACTTGCTGACATGAAGCGTTTGTCTGATAAAGAAAAAGCCGCAGCCTACGATTTTGATAGGGAGGGGTAGATGCGTCCAGAAGGTAATTACAAAGGAACGTCTGAAGGGTGGATGCCAATATCAGAACACGATGGGTCGAGAAAACTATGTGACTGGGCTTGGTATTATGTTCCCAGTGCATTTGCTGCAATGAATGGCGCTACAGAGTCTTGGTGCTTTGGAACGGGTATGAAGATTGGAGAATTGTTCACTGATATTCTGGGCGGCAATCCATCACACTTTAGATATACGGAGGAATAAATGACCGAAGAACGCCAAAAGGAAATTACAAGTAGTGTATTTGAAAATATACCGGAATTGTTGTGCTGCCCTAAATGCAGGCGTGATGCATTTATTGAGCAGATAGGAAACAACTTCACAAAAACACGCGGCTTCGATGTTGGATGCAAGCCATGCAGAATAAGAATAAAGAACAGGGTTCAGCGCCATGACCTTGATCGTTGCAAATGGCTTACGATCAAGGACTGGAACCAGCGGCAAGACCTCACCATCCCGCCCGAAGTGATTGAGATGGTGGACAACGATACTGTCCAGAGGGTGTTTTTGTCTGGTGATGAATACTTAACAAGTCTTATTCGCGATCTTAATAGTATCCCGATTAGCTGCATGGTTGATGGCAAAACACATTGGCAGGATGGCGGTAAGTTTGATGACAGAGTTTTTGAAGCATCTAGACGCTATGTAACAATAGCAGTAGCACCGTATAGAAAGGAAAAGTTATGATTACGTACGCATTTATTAAGGTGATGGAATTGTGCTTTAGATGTTTGAAGCCGTACCTTATTATATTGGCAATTATTGCCGACTACACAATTCTTTATTACATATTTAATTAAGGAGGAAAAGCCATGAGTGATAAGCAATTACTGCCGTGTCCGTTGGCGGCACTACACGCATTCTCAAGATTTGAGATTGGACAAAAAGATTGGAACCATGCGGTCATAGATAGCAATGGGTTCAAAGTTCTTTTGGATGATCTGTTGCCGTACCATGGGTTAATCAGAAACATGCTGAACACCCGCGCAACCCCCACCCCACCCATAACAGACGAAGGGCTTGCGGGTAAAGCCGAAGAGTATGTTTGGAAATACAATGGCCGTGGATTGAGTACATCGGTTGGAGTTCAAACCCGCAAACTAATGCAGGATGCTTTTATGGACGGATACCGCGCCGCCCTCACCCAACAACCGCAAGCCGTGAGTGGGTGGTTGCCGATTTCTTCGGCTAATAGGGATGGGACGCGTATCATTGTGAAGGATAAGCTGGGACATATTACCAGCGCTTATTACAACGGAAAAACAACAACTGGATGGTTCAGCGATGAACTCGAAATGGAGCCTATTTATGAACTGGTAGAATGGATGCCATTACCACCAACAAAGGACACCACCGATGGAAACTAATAAACAGGATTTGATTCCTTGTCCTTTTTGTAAAGGAAAGATGACACGAGGTCTTGGTGCAAAAACTGGCTGTCAAATGCATGGCGATCCCATACAACACGTACTATTGAAATGCCGCAATCAGTCTTGTCCGGTTAAACCAGAGATGCGAGGTGATGATAGATACAGGGGCAGCGAAGAGCCAAAATATGACAAGCAAGTTCGTGATGAATTGGATGATCGTTGGAATGCTCTGTTATGCACCCAGCCAGCAATACCATCTGAGGTGATTGAGATGGTGGTGGAGGCTCTTGATTCATGCTGTGAAGATTATGGATGGGATGAACATGAGAAATTTTATGACGTAGAAAAGGTTAACGAAGCCCTCGCCGCTTTAGCGCCTTATCGGGAGGGGAGGTGATGGATAAAAGACAGAAACGATTTACAGAAATTGACACGCTAAGCCCTCAGTTAAAAGAAGTGGTGCACGAATGGGGTTATTCACTCGTAAAGGACTTCATGAATTGCGGGACAAAGAATCCAAAGCATATACGCCATCTTATAGTTCGTGTTATTCAAGAAACCAGAACCGGAGGCGGATCGGTTCAAACTGCTGATAGAGGATAAACTATGATTTATTGTGTATTTATTATATTATTTTTTGTTATTTTGATAATTATGATTATAGATTTTTATTGGAATTCCAAAAGAAATAATATTAAAAAAGAAATAAAAAATAAAAAGATTGATATGAATGAAAATATTTTATCAATTACAGAAGATTTGATAAGCTATAAAACATGGGATGCAATACAAGAAAACGTCCTAACTAGATATGCATCATTTCAATCTCAAATACCATTAGTTGATAATGAAAAATCATTACAAAAAATTAGAGACATTGATAATGCATTTCAAATTATGATTGATTTAAAAAGAGATAAAATTAAATCTGGCCAAGATGAATATATAGATGCAAGAAATAATTTAATAAAATTAACCGATAAATTTTACAAAAGGTTTTAAAATGAACATATTAGGAATAGATCCGGGCGCAGGCGGTGCATTAGCTTTTTATTGCGGAGATGAATTGCTTATTTACGACATGCCAGTATTTGCCGTTAAAAAAGGAAAGACAATCAGAAACCGTGTTGATTTTCGCGGCGTTGTTAATTTGATTGATATGTGGAAACCGGACTATGCATTTATTGAGAATGTATCCGCTCAATTCGGCAATGGCGCGGCGGCAGCGTTTAGCTTTGGCCGGGCATGTGAGGCAGTAGAAAATGCAGTTATAACTTGCGATGTTCCATTTACGATGGTAACGTCTCAATCTTGGAAAAAGGCATTAGAATGCCCTGCTGAAAAAGATGGATCGAGAATGCGGGCTAATCAGTTAATGCCGTCATTCGCTCATAATTGGCCGCTTAAAAAACACGATGGTCGCGCAGAGGCCGCAATGATTGCTTACTATGGAATGGAGAAATTGAAATGAAAAAAGAAAATGATAATTTTGCAAAAAAACAAATTAAACAAACTGTTGATTTATTAAAAGAAAGAAAAAACAGGCATGTTTTTATATTTATGATATCATTAATTGTAATGACTACATTTATATATATAAAATCTGATAGTTTTTTTATTTCATTTTTGATTTCAATGATTTTTTCCGGAGCCATTCTTAAAGCATTAAAAGATGATGCCTTATGTGACGATGTGGAAAAAATTTCAAAAAAATCAAAGGATGAAAAAAATGTTTAGAGTGAATGTAATTATCGGCAATAAAGAAGTATCATTTTCTTTTGATAATGAGAAAAAAGCTATTGAATTTCAGGATAATATAAAAAAGACATACCCAGAAGCTGAAACTAAGCTTTTAGGTCATAATCGTTAATAATTGTAATTTTATTGCTTTTGTAGTTTTTTGTAGTTTTTTGTATTTACAATGCCGATCTATCTGGTATTATATTTATAACGAAACGGCAAGGAGTATAAAATGTCTGTTATTTATAGCGTATATGAAATTAAAAACGGCGAAAATTCAGGTTATTGCGTTACTGAAAATGACGATAGAGCTTCAGCTATTGCATCGGCTCAAGATTATTATTGCGAACGCGCAGAACAAAACGGCGAATATGGTCAAGGTGAATGCGATGTTATGATCGTTACCTATGATGAAAAAACAAATATTGAAACAGAAGAAGTTATAACTTTAAAATGGTATGCCATGAAAGATGTATATGATGGCGGTCGTTATGATTTTTACACGAGCAGGATATAATATGAACATTCAGCACACTGTATATGTTTACGATTACGATCAAGAATGCACTTTTATTGGTGTTTTTCGTTCAGAAAAAGATGCATCAGATTATGCGGCTTCAATGGGGAAAACATTAGGCGGCGCAAATTGTTCTTATCAAGAGGGGCTTGGCATTTCTGTTTATGGTGTTACCCGTCACGATTGGCAATCAAACTGGCGTGATAGTTTTATAACACCGTAACAACTGTAAAAAAATGACACAATCAAAAACCCATAGCTTAATATAAAGCATTGCCTATGTCGCAATAGGTTACGGCGTTGCGGTTTTATCTCAAATATTGGTATTCCCCTTATTTGATATCCATGTACCGTTTCATGATAACTTAGCCATTGGCGCATTCTTTACCGTTATCAGCTTGGCCAGGTCATATATAATTCGCCGGATTTTTAATAAATTATAAACTATTTTATATGTCGTGTTTTTATGATACCATGCGTATTCAATTAACGTGTGGGAGCGTAAATGAAAAAAATACCGGGAACGCCTGAACAGGCGAAAAAGTATTTACAAAACTATAAATCATTATCAAAAGAACAATTGTTAATTCTATATGGAATTAAAGACAGAACGTCAAGAATATGGCGCGTACGATCAGAAGAAATACTAAACAATCAATCATCCCCCCTTTCTTATTACACAACCAAAAACATATCAGTATCTATCCCGGACGGGCAAAAGCTTAAAGGCTTATCGACCTATTACGATGCGGAAGGCGCACCGCGCGCTCAATGGATAAAAACAACGGCGGATCAGGAAGCCCAACGCATGGCCATGCTGGCCGCTGTGGATGCCCTTAAATCAGAATTGGCACCCTTACCGCCAGTCGCTCATAAAAACCTATGCAATGATGATCTATTGGCCCTATATACTATAGCTGATTATCATCTCGGTATGTTTGCCCATAAGGAAGAGGGTGGAGAAGACTGGGATCTGGATATAGCGGAAGATAAACTGAAAAGCCTTATAGATGCATCTATCGCCATGGCACCGGACGCTCATACAGGGCTTTTGTTACAATTAGGGGACTTTCTGCATCAGGACTCAATCGTGCCTGTAACCCCTGCCTCTGGCCATGCGCTAGACACCGGAGCACGATATCAAAAGATGATATCAGTAGCCGTTAAAGGATTGCGCTATGCCATATCCCGAATGCTGGAAAAACATAAGCACGTTCACGTCATCATGGCCGATGCCAACCATGACCCGACTGGTTCCGTATGGCTTAGGGAGCTATTCGGATGCCTGTACGAGAATGAAAGCCGGGTGACAATAGACCGGACGGAGCATCCATATTATTGTTATGAGTGGGGCAATACGTCTATATTTGCGCACCATGGAGATAAACGCAATATGAATAACGTATCCCAAGTATTTGCCGGATTATATCGGGAGGTTTTTGGCCGCACAAAATATAGCTATGGTCACTTGGGGCATTTCCATCATTCTGCGGCTAAAGAAGATAGCTTGATGCATGTCCAGATACACCCTACCTTTGCCGCCAAGGATGCCTATGCGGCCAGATATGGTTATCTATCGCAAAGGAAAGTCAGGACTATTATTTATAGTAAGAAATATGGCGAGGTTGGCAGTCTTGCAATTACGCCAGAAATGGTATAGATTTTAATTATCAGTGTGTAGATGTATAAACTTTCCCGTGGCGTAAAAACCACGGGATTTTTTTATGCGTCATCATTTAAATAAAATGAAGTTCCGTTTTTCTCTATCTTATAGCTAATATGAAGCTCCGTTATTTTATAATTTCGGGCGAGTTCAAGCAGCGCGAATATGGCATTATAAACTTTTTCGCTACTTGCTTTTTGTTTTGGCTGGAGCTTTATAATCTTTAATTTCATATACGGCTATTGGTTTTAAATCGTTATAGATAATCATCAGCTTTACGCCGTTTGATTTCATGGTAATGGAATGAATGCGCGGCCTACTGGTTTTCATTCCAAGCCTCGTTATGAATGACAATCTGCTGTTTAGTGCTGCGGGTTAATAAGTCATCACGGCTAGGATATAGAGGCTTGACCCAAGCGCAATTAGTCCCTGTACCATGGCTGCAAGCGCTTATCAAGATCAGGATCGGCAAGGCCAGTAATGTCTTTTTGTATCTTATCATATGTATCACGTCCTTTTTTATCGGCTTGTAACTTTTCAAGTTTACATTGTTCACTGGCTTTTGCAAAGCCGGATTTATAAGCCTTGTTATTTGACCATGAATTGTACGCGATGCATACAATAAGGATCAAAGCAGGCAGTAAATATTTCCAGTTTTTAATTATAAATGTCATTTATACACCTTCCTGCTTAATTCAAAATGAGGGCCGTCACGGAATGTTTTCCAGTCACCGCCCCATTCTATCTGATAACCAAGTGCCTCTGCTGATTTTTTCATGGCAACTGCAATCTTTTTATAGTTTTCAAAATCCCAGTTTATTTTGCCGTCAACAATAGCCGCAAGATCAACTGCATGACCTGTTAAATGACGGCTATTCATTGTTTTTGATTTACCGGCGTTAAATAGCTCTTTTTGACGAGTTACGGACCGTAATCCTTCGATAACCTTAAAATCTATTTCAGTTATACGGATTGCATATTTGACAATATCGACTAGATCAGAATGAACACCATATAGATTTTTTAGACTGGCTTCACTAAGTTTGAATTTATCGGACATAGTAAACTCTCCATACTCTTGACATTGTGCGGCCAACTATAGGGACATTTTTATATAACACGATCCAGTCGGCATATAATATTTCTTTAGTAAACCAGTGCTTTATGTCAGTTTCTAGCATCAACTGATTTTTTATTTTTAGTAGTTAATGATTTTTTTATGTGTCCGTTGCTTTTATCTATAGCCATACAAAGTTTTTCCGTTGCATTGGAATTATTATTTCCGGCGCATACTAAAAGTTTTAAAATATCTTCAAATTTTCTATCTATATCAATGAACATCTAATTTACCCTCAACTCTTTCCATTATTTTAGAGTTATTATTTAAGGCATTAATAACTTCAGAGCTTTGTTTACTAAACACATCAAGATTTTTATCTACAAGCTTTTCGTACTTTTCTTGTGATTTTATATTATCCTGCCTGAATTGTACGGCAAAATAAAAAAGGACAGCCGCGACTGGTACACCTTTTAATATTTCGATTAGCGCAGCTTCCATTAATTCTCACTTATTTTTGAGTTGGCTTTTCTGGGATTTCATTTTGAGATACCCCCCTTGCAATATTTCTCAATTCAGATCTGTAGATTTTCCATTGACTGGCAATATCTCCGGGCTGCGCGTTTGATAAATAGCTACCGTCTGTAAATTCATAATCAGCGGTTGCCATGTAATCACACTCTGATAAAAGCTTGGTTGCTTTGTTTGCTCTTTTTTTCTGTGTAATTATGATTTCGGCCTGAATAGACAATTCATTTATCTCTTGCTCTGTTGGCTTTGCAATATTATCGTCTACCCAATCAAGGCTTTCATATGTTTCGCCAACGCTATATTTTGCGCCGGGAAAACAGTTTATTAAAATATCTGATATGTGCATGTTAAGCTCCAATTTCTTCAACAATAATTGTAGATGCAGCACGCGCTGTCAATGCTGTATCAGTATCTCCGTTTTCGCGGTTTACACGACCATTAACGGACCACATCTGTACGGCATAGGTGGTAGAAGATGTAGTTGAAGGGCTATCTACAAAAGACATGATCATACTTTGTTGTCCGTCAGAAGCGATGCCACTGTCATTAGACAATGCAGAAGTTGCCTGTGAACGTGCGCTTGCAGCATCCCCAACGCATATTGGCGTTCCTCCGCGCGTCAATCTTAAATGAAGCGGCGTGGCGGCGCTAAGGCATCCTACGTTAACACTGCAAATAATTTTAACCCTAGACGATGTGGCAGATGGTGTAATTGAAACAGATAGTCCGGTGACATCAACCCATGCGCTTGCGGTCGTGCTAAAAGTGTCTGTTTTTACAGTCTGTAATACCTGAAGGGTTTTGCCTGCTGTTACATTAAGCGTTGTGCCAGTCATAGATACATTAGTACCCATTGTGATTGCAGCTAAATTTCCAGTTGATCCTCTACCAAGTAATTGAGAAGCTGCCAAAGCCAAATCAGTAGGGTTTGCAGATCCAGAAGTCGCGTTAACCTTAACAGTGTTAGCCGCCATATTTGCAAGCTTGGCGTTTGTTATCGAATCATCGGCAACACCAGAAGAGCTAGAAACTCTAAATTCATCAGAGGCTAGGTTATAATACGCAGAATATACTATTCCTGTCTGTAAAGCTCCGGATGCTAGTGCTGTTCCAGCTGCATCTTTTAAGTTCCTGGTTCCAATTGTTGATATATTGATTGTAGACGCGCCAGTGTTAGCGTTATCAGGAATAAAACGAACCTGCATGCCGTCAAAATATGCCTCTGGCTGCACCCAGTCACCAACACGGCTTAGAACATAGGCGTTTGCAGTCCCGCCATCTTCATAGAAATCAGCAGACTGCGCGGCCATGGTCATTGACCGTGCCAATTGTTCCACGTCTGGATCTGCGGCTGTTTCTGCTGATGGATCGAGCGTCTGGCCGGATGCCAGAACCGCGTTTTCATTTTCCTGCATAAGGCTGTTAAAACCGTTAGCAGCGAGGGTTGAAGTCAAGTCAGTTTTATTACTTATATTTTTCATTTTTATTTCCCTGTAATAGGATAATATCCGATTTTTTGACCGTTGTTAAGTTTTAATAATATAGTTAGTTACTAATGAAGGCTGGACGTTTCTATGGGGTTGTCCGCCGCCTGCGCTTTGACTGGTCATATTCGCTGCACCGCCGCCCGAACCTACATTCGCCAATGCAGGCCATGAGTTTGAACCGCCCTCATCAACTAGGGTTGCTTCAAAGTTGTTTTGGTGAGTGTGAGCTGGCAATTCGTTTGTAACCAGCGTATGAGACTGTGACCCGCCGTTAGCCCCAAGCACAGTAGCGATAAAACCGCTAATGGCGTTTGTAATACGGTTAGCCGCAGTGCCGCCCATATCGTCTTTACCAACCGCAACACGTCCTCTTAAATCAGGCACGTTAAATGTACTGGAACCGTCGCCATTACCGTAGGCAGTGCCAATAATTCCGAACAGGGTTGCGAATGTCGTACGGCTTACGGCGCTGCCATCGCATAGCAAGAAACCAGCAGGGGCCGTTGTGCCAGCAAAGGCAAAAATAGATCCTGTAGGAACAGGCGTAACCGATGCGGCGGATATACCCGCATAAATGCGGAATTCGTCCGCAGCTAGGTTGTAATATGCCTCAACAAGCCTAGTGCTGGATAAATCGCCGGATACCAGATTAGACCCGTCATTGTTTTTCAGGTTTTTAACGCCTAAAGATATTACGTTAATTGTGCATGATGTCGTATTGGCATTCGCGGGAATAAAACGCACGCGCATCCCAGAAAAATAAGCGGTTGGTTGCACCCACGATCCGACCACATTTAACACATAGGCATTCGCCACGCCACCGTCCGCATAAAAATCAGCAGATTGAGTGCATATGGTCATGGCCCGCGCAAGCTGCTGCGTATCTGGATCGGGAGTTGTTTCGCTTGTCGCGTCTAGCGTTTGACCGGAAGCAGTTACGGCGTTTTCATTTTCTTCTGCGTGGCTATTAAAACCATTGGCCGGAAGGGTGCTTATGTCGTCTACTTTATTGGCTAGGTTTTTCATTTATTTCTCCATTTTATATTATAACAACGCGCCATAGCGGAATATAATTTCGCAGTTTGCGGGGGCAAGCTTTCTAAACAAACATTCAATAATGCCCGTTAATCCAGCCGTAAAAGGTATAGGAACAGGCAAAGCAAAAACCTCGCGCCTATCAGCAAGATCTACAAATATCGTATGAGATGCTGCCTTTTTATCTGCAAAAAATCTAATCGGGAATGTCATAGGGAATACCCCATTTTCCATTCCGTTTGTTACAATAGCCGTAAAGCCTAGCGTATTTGCCAGCCGGACAAAATCATTGGCAGTCTGTATCCCACTAAATTCTGTCAGCTTTAAAAGAACAAGGCGGCGCGCAGTTTCTAAGTCCTCACCGCTTTTAAAGCAATCATCAGGTATGCCTACGCTTTGTTCCCATTCGCGCAATAGCTTTTCTGTTTGCCGAGCGTCAAGTTCATTTATCGCATCTTCGATAAGCAGAGATAATCTAAAATATTCAAACGCAAGTCCTATAATAAGCTTGCCTATAGTGCTATCTGAATTGCTCTTATTCGCCCATGCGTAACCGTCTGGCAAATGTGATGCCAATATTTGCGCTTGTGTCTCTACGGTTCTAGGTGAAAAGTCTATGCTTGTCATGTAAATGATACCGTCCCCAGTCTGCCAATTTCACCAGATCCGATTGTAATATTGGCGCTTGGCGTTGTTAGTGTAAAGCTATCAAGGAATTCACCTGTTTCAGTGTCCTGCGTTTCAATGATAGCCGCACGATATTTATCGGTTGTTATAGTTGTTTCGAATTTAATTGTGTCCTGATAAAATGCTTCAAGGTTGGCTATAATAGCCGCTCTCATAGTTGGCGTATCTGGAGATATTGCCGAAAACGTGAAATTTGTCACAACGGGAGTTGGTGCCAATACATAGACGTTTGAAGGGTCACTTGTGGCCGGTAATAGCGTCAAGATTGAATCTCGAACCTTAGTAATTTCCGTCGCGCTAGGAATGGGGTTTATGTCGTTATCACGCAAGAAATAAATAGTTACATCACCAACAGAAGGCGTAACGATTTTAATAAAAACACGAGTTACGCCGGAAATTTCAAGGGCTTTTTTCTCAATGGCCGCAGGGTTAAAGTTAGCCACAGGATTAGCCCGCGCGCGCAAAATACGTTCACGAAACGCATCTTCTGTTTCCTCATCCGCACCGCCAGTTAGTCCGTCAAGTCGCACATAGGCTAGGCTGTTAACGCCTGTCAATGTTTCTGAAATAGTTAATACTCCACCACTATCTAGATTAGATGATTGTCCAGCGTCCACGCTTTCAACTGTTGCTATAGCGCCGGTAAATGAACCTGATATGGTGCCTGTTGCGGGCGTTGCGGGCGTTCCTGAAACTGTATAAGAAAACGTGTCCGCATCAATAACAGTCACAACAAAAGAGCCGTTATATTCTGTCTCTACAGCGCCGCTTATATTAATAGTCATTCCCGTTGCCAGATTATGGCCTGCTCTTGTTGCGGTTGCAGTCGATCCGCTGCGTGTGATAGTTGTGATTACAAATGTGTTTAAAACAAGGCTAACGCCAAGCTGCACTTCGAATTGTAAACCTTCTGCATTGGTAAATAGCGTATTAGTTGGGACCACAGAGCCGGCAATGCCTGTAATTACAATCTGGCCTGATGATACGGTCGCAGGCAATTGTGAAAGTCCCTGATATTGCCCCCATCTCCCTAGATATATTCCCGTCGCAGTTTGAGGAAATGCCTGATCTAAAACTTGTTGCAAAAGTAATTGTAAATCGTAAATACGGCCGGATAATGAATCGGCAATGGCGCGCAAGAAAGAACCCACAATAGTAGGATCGGAACCGGGCAAATAGTTGCGAATATCAGACCGTACACGCTCTATAATAGTCCGTAAGCTGTCAAAATTAAGAGCCATTCGCAGTATTCTCCCATAACTTAACGTATCTTGTTTCTGTCTGTCCGGTTAAAGACGTTATTACTATTGTTAGCGCTATACCATAGCTAGGTACAATTTCGCCGGAAACATCGATAGACTGCGCCATGCCCTGCACGACAAGCCATTCCAGACATTGACGGGCAAAGTCCACGGCGGCATTTAAAACATTTTGGGTAAGCCGCTCTTGATAGACAAGCCATAGCAATGATCCCATCTCGTAACCTTCAATAGGCGGGGCGACATTGCCAAGCCAGCCACGGCGGTTTTGTGGGACGGCGACTTGTGTTTGTGAAGCTCTTGCATCACTAAAAAGGGAAACAATAAGGGCGGTATCAAAACTATCCGTTCCTTTTAGATCGCCATTCGTATCTAAAATAACATCATAAATTCCAGTAGTTGCGTTTTGAACAAGTGCCACATCCTGCATGGGTTTTATCTTAACACATTTTTAGCTTTTTTCCAGCATCTTAAACAGGTACTCCCGTATTTGCACCGCCAGCCAATACCCCGCCGTGAACGTGTGTATTGAATGACTTGCCGTTGCTGATATGATCCTGCGCTGTACTCGTGCCAGTCATCGATATATTCCCATTTATCTGTAAATTACCATTAACAACGCCGCCGCCGGATGCATTGATTGTTACAGACGGCGCTGTCAATTCAATCTCTGTCCCGGCGGTTATGGTTACGCTCATGGCTGCGTTTACGGTGACATTAGCATCCGGGCAGTTAATAACGATATTGCCATCCTCATCAAATTTAATAGATGCCTGCGTTAAATAATTACCAATTTGCAATTCGCCCGGCTTAAGGTTTTTAAACCGCATTTTCATATAATCAAAAATGCCCAGCTTTGTGCCTTCCCGGCCCTGTACCTGAAAAAGCAAGCCGATTGATTTAACAGGCGGGTTGCTGCATATGCCATATGGTGAAAGGCGTGTGACAGACGTTGGCTTGCCGTTATAGCTGGCCTGCGTTTTAGGGTAATCTTCTCCATCGCTACTTGCCTGCGTTATGACCGCCATTTTTATCAGATTTATAAGCTTATTCATTGGTTTGCTCACTTAATGCCAGATACTCTTCTACGCTTGTAACGCCAATAAATCCGCCAATATTATTATCGCTCACAAAACTATCCGCTGTATTTTCCCGTGAAGCTTCTGCCTGATCCCGAAGGGCTTGCAGCGTGTAAGCATCTTGATAGGTAAATTCAAGCTCTGTATTAGAGCCGTTGTTAAGGTCATAGCTCATGGTTATTGTATGTAAAAGCATTTGCGCAGATATCTGGCAAAAATCATCATTAATTTCTGCCAGCCTGTTAATCTCATACGGACTGCCATTGATCGTATGGCCATGAACAACGCATTTGTAATTCAAGCTATTAGCGCGGTTTATATTGGCCTCGAATTGCGCCCGGTTAAATGATCCAATATTTGTTTCATCTTCCTCTGTGATAAAATCCAGATTGCGCGAAGGCCGTATTTCATTATCAGTGGATGATCCTATGGATGATACGATTTGTTCCTCATCCGCACTGGATTCAATCGGGTTTTCCTGTGAATGTGCGGTATATGTGTAAAATCTTTTTGTATAATCAATATCTAGTGATGATGATAAAATGTTATTACCGCTATTATTTTGCAATCTCTGTAAGTTTAACTGCAAAAAAGCATTCTGCGCCCGTAAAAATACCAGATCACCATCGCCGTTTGTGGTTAAAAGAAACTTTTGACGGGCCGCATATTTGTTTAGAAAGTCGAATATAGTTTCACCAACTTCTGCACTGACAACAGTGCCAGACGTAAAATCATCTATTGTCCCGGCTTCATTTACAATCCGTATATAGTTCATATTACCATTGTCTAATACACGGCGGGCAAGCGTCGCAAACGGCAAAGGCCCGATAAACTCACGGACTTTCTGGACAGTTGAGTCGCCTATGTCGCATGTACGATCCCGGCCAGATATATTTATTATATGCTCTGTTGGCCCTTGATTAACAGTAAGCCGCTCGATATATCCATTTAATACACGCACGCCATCGGCTAAAACCTCGATACGATCCCCTATTTTAACAGGCAAAATATTAAACCTAGTCGCCGTTGTTTCGCACTCAAAAAAACCGCAAAGCTCTTTTAGCGTCCGGCGGAATGATATGCTTATTGCCTGATTATATTCGATACCATTGACGCGCAGGGTTAGCATTAATCACTGACCCCCTTGATCGGCTCCGTAATGATAGAAACACTTACATTCTGATTAAGGTTTTTAATAACATCTATATTATCTATTGATCCGTAATATTGATATGTTACAAGAGCCAAGCTTGTTTGTGATGGATTAATATCGACAATACGCCATACGTTTTGAAGCTTTTCATCCATAACTTGCAATGTATTTGTACGGATTAAAGACAATGCCGAACGTACGTCAGGATCACGGCCTAGCGTTCCTTCTTCTGCATTCTCGATAAGAGCGCTATATCTTTCATTTAGATTATCACGGACAAATAAAAGATCATTCTCTGTTCTGTAATTAGCATATGCCGCCGCCTCAAAAAAGCTTATAAGCGCATTAATACGGCAATGATCCTCTATAACTCCTAGATTAGCTTCAAGATCAATACGCTTTGCAGTTGTCAATGGCTTTTTAACACGGCCAGAGTTATAATAACACAAGGACTGCCAAGCCGCTATAAGCTGAGCCGGGTTATCCGCCGTTGCCAATGCCGACCGATAAAGTGTTCGTGATGATGATGCATAGCCAGATCCAATACGAACCGCTGTTCCAGACGTGTTATCTATCCGTCGTACGGTATCGAACAAATCGCCAAGCCGTCCGATATTCAAAGCGTCTACGCCACCTATACCGCCCGCAAATAGGTTGCTCGTTTCCGATACAAAGCCCTGCGCCAGTCCTATAAATCCGCTTGCCGTGTTAACACTTTCATTGTAAACCGCCCGTAATTCAATGGCAGTCTTAACCGCCGCCGTTATCTGGTTATATGATGATTTTGCCGCACGTAATACGTCATTAAATCTTGTATCCCGATATATACGAATAAGGCTATTATCAATGCTATCGAATGATATGCCCGCCAGCCGCGATACCTTGCGGATTGTCGCACCAATATCAGACAATGAGATATTAGGCTCCGTCCGGCTAAACGTGATATCAAACTTAAATTCACCAACGCTTGTGTCGTCGCTGGATGACGTGTAATCAAGCGCAACGCACGTAATACGGCCAAGGGAAGGATGGACAAGAATGCCTGTGCCTTGTTGCTCTAGTGCCTGCTCCAGCCTTATACGGCGTTCTATAGCGTCAAGACCATGAACAACCGCCGTGATAGAAAATTCAGGGGCTGCGGCACCTAGCTGCTCAACAAAGCGCTTACGATTGGTTCCGGGATAATCTTTAACAGCGGATTTAATCCCGCTTTTCTTGCTTTCAGACGGCACAAGAAACGAGATACCCCGATATGATGCAGGCTGTAATTTACTGATAACGCCACTCATCGCGCACCCGCCAGATTACTGAATGTCCGTCCGGGAGCTGTCATATCTAAACTGTAACTATCTACAGAAGATCCTTTTTCAGCACTGACGCGAATATTTCCACTTAAATCAAGCGCCATGCCAGAATTTCGCTTGTCATTGGCTATCATGTTACTTGTGTTGTATTCTACGGTTTGATTAACCTGCTTTTTAAATGCAGAATTAACATCACCACCTAGACCAATTAACGGGATTTTTTTAATTTTTTCAACAATTTTGCCAACTAAATCATATAAATTTGAAAAAACATCACATACTTTTTCCCAATTTTTTACAATCAAAACAGTACTGGAAAAAAATACAATAGCAGATGTCAAAGCTACCAAAGGATTCGCCGCTATAAAAAGCATAATTGCTGCAAGTCCTTTAAACGATAAAATCAGCAAAGGTATTATACTTAATAAAGATGAAAGGCCTATCAACAAAGGTCCTATCAAAATTCCGCCAATAACAGCATAAGCTATAAATTTCTGCATTTTAGGGCTTAAATTAGAAAATGCATTGGCAAGCTTAACTATAACATTAGTAATAGAAAGCATAACCTCAATAAGGCCGCTATTGGCCAGCGCAATTTGTGCATAAAATACCGCATTGGTAAATCTGTTTAAATTAGATTGTGTTGATTGCGTGCTTTTTTGATACGACTTGGCAAGTTCTGCCTCTACACCATATGCCATAGCGGGTATTAATTCGGTAGCAATTATTTTCCCATTTTCAACAAGCTTTAAAAATTCAGGCGCTGTTTTTCCCATTGACTTCGCAGCAATGGCAATAGCACCGGGCAAGTGATCGCCAAGCTGCTGACTTAGCTCTTCCATTGAAACTCTATATCGGCTTGACATTTGAGTTAAAGCATAAAATATTCTTTCCATTCTATCTGGGGAAAGTTTTAAAGAAACAGCTACTTTAGAAAAGCTTCTAAAAATATCTTCTGTTTGCTTAATATTAAATCCGGACCGAGTTGCAGCAGTCGCCCATGATGCAAACCCTTCCGCTGCACTTTCAAAGCTAAGACCCATTTCATCCGCTTCTTTTCGCAGTCTTTCTATCTGCGCCGCACCTAATTCAGCAGTGCCTACGGCTGCGTTCATTTTCATGGTTAACGCCTCCATACGCATTGATGCACCAACCGACTGTTTAGCAAGCAATAGCATAGGCGCGCCAACGTAAAGCGAAAGAGAACGGCCAGCATTCATAGCCCCGTCCCTAACGCCTTCTAGGCTTTTATCAAGCTTGCGGATTTTATCATTGGCTTTTTCGATTTTAGCGCCAAAATCAAGGGCGCTATTACTCATTTTCGCCAGAGGGCCGGAAAACTTATCTACGACTTTATATATATAGCTGATATCAAAAGCCATTAACCGCCCTTATTCATTTCCCGTTTGACAGCCTCATTTATCTTTTTTGTTTCATCCAGCAAAGCCATAATCTCATCGGCTGGCATTGCCTTCAGGCTGTCATATTGTAATCCACCCTCTGCCCATTTCACGAGGCTACATATTAGGCCGTAATAGGCGCTTCTGTCTCTAAAATGATTGAGGGCATGGTAAAAAAAGCAATATAGTCAAAGCACATATTTTGCACATCCTGCAATGAGAATTTATTAATATGAGACTTTAACAATTTAACTTCGCCTTGGCTGGTATGGATAACCGAAACATTGGAAATACATCCATAAAAAGCTTCAAAAAGCTGATCAACAGGGACGCTGGATGCCATGATAAGCTTACGCAGATCACTGCCTTTGATGTCTTCCTGTTTCTGGCTTTCCGCTTCTTTTTTAACATCTTCTCGCTGGTATTTGGCGGATTCAAACAAGGCGCGTGTAACGAATTGCTCTAATTGCCAAGCGGCTTTGGCTTCATTAAGAGAAGGCGCATTCAATGTTACTTGATACGCTTTCTCGAATTGACCGCTAACCGTAATATCAATCGGGCATACTAATTTGTATTCTAATTCCTTCTTCATTTTTTACCTTCTATTAAAATGCGGCATTTCCTTTGAATTCAATATCAATCTGCGCATCGGCACCGCGCGGGCGGTCAGGTTCTGTCACAATAACCATTCCAGAATATGCCTCAACCAGATCGGTATTGTTTTCGGATGCCCGGATCGTGTTGCCAATACCGTTGCGGGATGTTGACAGCCAGCTATCCAGCAAAGCCAGATTGTCAGCAGTTGAGATAATCGAAAATTTAACCATGCTGATTTTGCTTTCAGCATTTTCAGTCACGACTGTTTCGATTGAATTACCACCAGCAGATTGCGCCCGGATATTCATGTCACCTACACCGCGCTTGCTGGCATAGCTGTTAGGTACGATGGAAATAACTACATCGTTAACTTCAATTGATGGATTTGATAAGCCTAAAGACATTTAATTAACCTCCGAAATTGACTTGAATTGTACCGAGAATAGCGCGCAACTGGCTAACCAGAAGCGGTGCAGCCGTGATAGAAGCTGATCCAGCCGCCAGATCAACAGTGACAACCAGATTATCAAGGAAGTCTTTTTCAGCTGCTTGGCCTGCCTGCACCAAAGTATCAACCGCAAGCTTGCGATATACTTCAAGGCAGAAAGCACGGATTGAATTGACATTTGCCATGTCCCGGCCACTGATAAGGTCACCATTTGTCAAACGGGTTTGAGCATAACGACGCTTAAGGTTTTCAAAAAACACTTCACGGATAACACTTGCGGTATCGACAGTATTTAGAAACTTAAAGCTTGTATCCGGGTTGCCTGCGCTATCTGTTTTATATGTGGTAACAAATTCGCCAAGAATAGACCCGTTAAATGCCCGGTTAGGACCGATAAGAGAAATGGCATTCGCCGTCAGCTCGTCCTGATCGTCTTGAGAAAACTCATCTTGTGCCAAAGGTACAGGAAGATTAGGCATAGATGTATTAAAATATGGCAGGGAAGCCAAAGCAGGTCCACCGAATTGATCTTTTGTTGCCAGTGTTGTCAGGTATTGAGACAAAGCCGCACCGTCTGTAAACCGCAGGGAACGAATAGCCGCAAATTGAGCCGCTGTAACGTCTGGCATTTCACGAAGGGCAGAACCTTTAAGCGCCGTACGGGAAACCGCTTTGTCACCAATAATGACAATGGATTGAGAATTGAAGTTAGCATATGATTTAAGGTTCGCCAAAGTATCAACCTTGGTTTGAACGCCAACGCCATCCAAAACGATATTTTCAGCATTGAACCGCGCATCCAGTAATGTATCAAGAACAGAGATGGAATAAGCGCAAGGCCATACGATTGTCTGATAACGGCGTGAACCGATAACATCCAGAACGGTTGTCAGTGTAGGGTCATTCGCACCGGATGCCCATGCGGTAATAGAAGCGGAGATACCGGGAACCGCGCCTTCAACAAAAACACTCCATGTATTAGCCAGAGTGCCATCGTTTGCAGCGGTAAACGTAACCGTACCGGATGAAGCGCCAGTTGTAAAAGGTGCTTCTGTTAAAAGGTCAAAAGCCGCATCCACGGACGCACCAACCGCAGTGGCAGTAGCGCCGGAGGCGATATCAATCTTTACACGGTAATTTTTATCGGATGCAGCTGATACATAAATGGAACCTGATGCAGTTGCAGTGCCAGAGAAAACAACCTGAGCCGTTGCCTGAACACCGGTGCCGCTATCATCAAGCGCGATAACGTCAAGTTGTGACTTTTTGTTGATTGCTTTAAAGCTACGGACCATTTGCGCGGCGTGAGATCTAGCTCCGAAAAGAGCGTTAATTTCATTTGTTGCACTTGATACGTCTTCATTAAGAGCGCCTGCGGTAGCAGATCCAGCGGAAGTTTTTTGACCGACGATCAAAACTTTTTGCTCTTGCACTGTGGCAAGGTCAGCTGCTCCGATAATTTGTAATGTTACGGTTGGTTTAGAAATAGGCATTATTCATCTCCCTTGATATTCTTTTTGGGTTTTTCGTCTTTTACAATTTCAACGCAGTTGTCAATTTCAGCATCGATCATACGATCACGCCAATAGCGCTCAATGGCTAGGCCATTAATATCGACTTTGACTTCTACGATTTTACCTTCCGGGATACCACGGAGAGATTGATTTAATTTTAGTTTAACCAGTCGTTCTTTACGATCCATTTTATTTTCTAGCCTGTTCAACATCGCTTTTATTCAAACTCCACAAGGTCAAGGTTAATATCGGACGTTATTTCGCTATTGCCTACACCTATAACATTCTCAATATCACGAAATGCCCTCGTTGCCGACGGTAAAACTTGATCCGTATCCGTTAAGTCCATTACGACTTCAAACTCATACGAGTACACCAAGAACGCCCTATTATATGCTGTAACGCTATGCCTTGCAAGTATTGTCTTAAACTCTGCGGCAGTTGTTAGACCTGTGCTAAATTTTGTCCCGTATAGCGTTCTGCACATGGGCAATAGCAAGTCATGCCTGCATATGTCTAACGCTGTTTCTGCCGCCATTTGTTCATCAGTAGGCGCAACAATGTAAACAGTGAAGCCGTCAATGATACGCATCCGCATATCGTCACCATTGGCACGTGTTGCAATAGCATCACTAAATGACGTGCGGTCCTTTGAAACGTCCGCATCTACAGGCTCAACAAACATCCAAAAGCGCGTTTCAATGTTTTTCGTATATTGCTCTAATGCCCGTTCGATATCGACGGTTGAAGCCACCCGGACATTAGATGCAACCTTGCCATTTAAAGGCAGATATGCGCCATTAACAAAACTTCCCGTAATCGTGAATGTCGTGGGGCTATTAACCGTAACCAGATACGATCCATTTATTCCATCTACACGAACCTCCAGCAGATATTCATTGCCATTCAGAGAAGGCGCGGCCCCGGCCTGCTGGATAACAAACTGGCGGCGGTTATTGCTGGACTTTAAAACCTTTGACCCGTTCCATGCGCTATTGGTAAAGCCGCCAAGGGTTATATTGGCATGTTCAGGCCAGCCAAACGTGATGTCATGGTCCGTTGTAGTCGTAAACGTGTAATTCGTTCCCGATACCGTAAAACTATCTATAGGCGTTTTAACACCAACGCCCGACATATTGACAAGCTGCCCGGTTTTCAATCCATGGGCCGTTGTTGTCGTAACCAAAGCAGAACCCGCACTGGCCGCGATACTGGCAATATTGACCTGATCGTGAAAATAATTGGTATAGCCCGGTAAAACAGCCCGTATCTGATTAACGACTTCCGCTATTTTCATTTCATGGCCTTTTCGTTTGTTGATACATAAATGGCCTTAACAAACTTGGTCATATAATCATCGGATAAGCGGCGCAAGTGCGGCCTTGCCTTCATGCGGCTTGTGCCCATATTGAGCCACTTGGCATATTTAACGCCAACACCAAATTCTAATTCTTGATAACCGCGAACGGTGTAATCTATCGATCTTTTATAAGCGCCTGATCTATTGGCAGGGTCCTGCCCGGCTGCGGATGCACGGTATTTGATACCGTTATATGTGTAATATTTACCAAGCTTGCCAGAATTATTAATGCGCCGCTTTCCTGTTGTCTTTATTTTCTTGCCCATATCAAACATCGCATCGCGCAATGCAGACATATGCGTTTTTGATAGTTTACTTATTTTGAAAGTTACATGGCGATTTTTAGGGTCCGCCTTAACAATAATAGTTGTCACTGGTTAACCTCCAGATCATCATCACCTTCAAGCTTGGCGAATAGAATAAGATACTCGTTTCTCATCTCGGTATCGTCAACCTCGATTATCCGGTAAAGGTCATCATTAAAGGTTATGCGTGTTTGCTCCGTAACATCCGTACGCCAGCGAATAGAAAAGGCATGTGTCGCACTGGCCCGTGTTTCTGTATTCTCACGCAGCTCAACACCTCCGAAAAGCCGTTGGCCCCGGTTTGTCTCAACCTTTGCCCATACCTCTCTTATTGTCTCATATGATTGCGTAAAGCCTACGCTGTTAAATCCGGGGGCAGTAATAGTCCGGCGCTGCAATAAAATGCGATCACGCATATCACCGATAGGCTGTTTGCGTAATTTCCTGCGCTCTATTACCCTGCTAGGCATATCCGGCTATATTCCTGTATCTGTGATACATTTGCTTAACTTCAGGTGGCAAGCTGATCCCGCCTTCTGCTATAACATCGCCACGGTTTTCATACATAAAACCAATATGCGCCAATATAGCATTTTTTAAACCAGCCGGCGGTGTTTCTGGATATCCAGCAACAAATTGCACCTTAAAACCATACGTAACATCAATATCAATATCCGGTATAGATTTCATACGGATATAATCATAGGATGATCTTTTAACACGCTCAAAATCAGTGAATGCCGTAAAAACGCCATCTTTTGAATATTGAACACTCGTGACAGATTGAACCGGGCTTTTCTTTAAATAAACACAATATGGATCGGAAAAGTAACCGTCAAAAGTCTTGATAGAAAATTCACGGTTACAATATTTTTCACCAAAATCAATGGCCGCATCAATCATGCCCTGAATGAGGCCATCATCCACGGAGTTATCAACCCGTAAATAATTCTTAACCTCGGATAGTTCCAAAGGATAAGGGCCTTCATTCGTGACAATCTCAAAAAAATCCATTAATCAACCTTTTTAGGCGGGCGACCACGACGACGGAATGCACCGTCTGGAATTTCGTTTTCCTCTAAAACTTCTGTATTATGATCCGGGAATTCGCTATCAACCAAAACTTCCGGCTCTTTTTCCTGAACAAAAGATGATCCCACAGGCTTAAATGAAACTTCTTTTTTAACTTCATTTAGTATTACATATTCTGCAATATTGTTATTCACAAGCTCATCCGCATATTGCTTTTTTGCTTCAAATTCAGACTTGGAAAAATCCCATACGGAACCGGCAACAACATCGACAACGCCATCACAACCGCCGCGAAGGCCCACTGTTCCGGTGATTTTAAATTTAATTGCTAAAGACATTTTTATATCCTCTTAAAAAAAAGTGGCACGCGGGAGAAGGAAAACAACCGCGTGCCACCATTATTACACGCTAATTACTGATTAGCAACAGGCGCGTGCAGCGGAGTACCCAGAACAGCTACTGCGGAGAAAACGCCGCCTGTAGTTGCGCCAGTCTGATCAATAACGATACGTGCATAACGCTTTTTACCGATATAGCCAATACGCTTGACAGCATTGTCATCTGTCGCGGCAAAAGAAGCAGAACCCAAGACAGATTCAGCAGCGCAATCTGTGAAGTCGCCGCTGGTTGTCGTATCGGACTCTTGTACTTTGATAACATAAGCGCCGTCTGTGATTGTCGCAGAGCTAATAATGAATTCCAAGGATTCAAATCCAGCCGTATCAATCGCATCGCCGTTTGTGTCGGTTGTTACAGTAACAGTGCCTGTCGCCAGAGCACGAACTACTTTAACATTATTGTGAAGGTCAAAAACACCCATTTTAATAGTCTCCTGATTAATTGTTATAAAGTAGCAGGGCGACAATCCGCCCTGCTATTTGTTTGATTAGGCCTTGATCTTGAGAAGCGTAAACGCCTCATCCTGAACAACCTGACCATGGTTCCAGCGGTTGAATGTGAGTTCAACAATCGCATTCTTCTTGCGAGTGTATTCATCACGTACCATGCTCATACCTGTACGATCAATGATCGTGTAGCCGCGCAAGAAGTCACCGTAAACAACGGACAGATTACCAGCCGCAATGTTAGGCATATCTTGCATAACAACGTATGGATCACCTGCCAGAGTGTTTGGAACATTCGGGCCAATGCCAACTTGCCACAGATAGTGGTCATTGGTTGTGCCTTTCAATGTACGCAAGGTTGCCAGTGTCGAACGATTAAATCCGAAAATAGGATCATAACCGACTTTCAGGCGGCCTGTCATTCTCAACAGATCATCAGCAGCGATAACGCCAGAACCGGCAGTATCAACAGCGGCGGCAACCAGTGCAGCGTTTGTCAGGAAACCTTCTGGCTGTTTAGCGCCTGTACCCAGTACGAAGCGGTTGCCTTCGCGTTGTGCGAATGCTTCTGCAACGTCTTGAGCGATTTCGCTTTCGATGTCGAACGCGCTATCCATCAGCATATCAACTGTGAAAGGAACAGTAACCGTCAAACGGTATGCTGTCAGTGTTTCACTGCCATATGTAGAGTTGCTCTCATCAGACTCGGCTGTTTCACCTTCGTAGTTAGCCGTAGGAATAGTTTTACGGCTAGGAATTTCCAGTGTTTTCTTGCTGGTCGTGCGAACACGGGCAACAGAACGAACAGGGGAAATTTCGGTGATTTTTTTCAGGATAATATTATCCATTTCAGTTGGAACCAAATAACCGCCTTGCGTGTCATTGTCTGTACGCAGGATTGCTTTTTGTTCGGCAGAAACAGCATCACGGCCACCTTTTACCAGCAGGTTAAGAGCTTTATACTCTTCGCTTTGCTTGTAATCTTGAGCGCCAGAAACCGCAGATTTACGGGCCAGTTCTTTTTCAAGATTGCCGATTGTTTCGTTCAGATCTTCGCGGGCCTTGCGTTCCGCTGCGATTTGATTAACCAGATCTTGGTTTTTCTTTTCGTCTGCCTCAAGGCGCTTTTCAACTTTCGCAGAAAATTCCTTGAATTCAGTGCTATCATGACCGAATTTCTCGGCCTTAACGCGCAGATCGTCAACAATCTGCTTTACTTCTGTGATTGGATTATGATCGGACATTGCTTAAACTCCTAAGCTGTTGTTCAGGTTTGTTAAAGATTGAAGTAGTTGCTTCATTTCTTCAGCTTCACGCTGTGTCCGATCATCATCTCGATGACCTGCCATTTTAAGACTACTAATAATAAGCTTTGCTGTTTTTTGCGAAAACACCACGCCGTCGCGCAGCAAAACTTCAAGATCACGCTCCGATAATGATTTAAAATCATCCAAACGGAACGAGCTTGATTCTTGGAATGGGCTTTCCATGCCCATCTTATCGTAATAGCGATTGATATTGCGGATAACCGCAGGCATATCGCTTTCAGGTATATCAACACCGCCACGTGCGCCACGAACGGCGGCGGCTGCGGCGAAAATACCACGTGGAATGGCGCGTAACTGGCCGTTTACAACGTCGGCAATTGGTAACTTGTATGATCCGTAATTATCGGGGCTTTCATCATCATACCAAAGGAAGGCTTTTCGATATTCAGAATTAGGCGTATCGCCTGCCTCGGTAAATTCCTTCACACGGGCGCGGGCTGCATCGCCATCCCATGCCATGTCATTGTCAGCTAAAGGAAGGTTCTGGAATGGGACAGCGGACTTGGCTTCTGTGATAATAGCTTCTGAATTCATAGGAATAGATACAAGCGACACTTCAAAAAGCTCAATTTTTTTGAGCCTGCGAATGTCTTTATCCCATTCATAATCTTGCGTGAAATAGCCGATAGACATACTGCCTACGCTGCCTATTTTCATTTGTGGCATAACGCGATCACGGACCATCGCGTCTGCTTTTGGCATACGGCCTTCTACATACAGGCCCTTGCTATCCTCACGCATAACATCATAAACGCCAAGCGGAAGAGACATATCATGATGCCACAAAACAGGAAGCTTTTTACCTTTGGCACTTAGCTTGTCAAGGCATTCTTTAAATGCGCCAGATACAACCATATCACCGCCATGATCGACGTTGCCGAAAGTCGAAGCATAACCTTTAAATGAATAATATTCGCCGTCCTCGCTGTATTCCTTAACTTCAAAAGGAACCTCGATATATCTGGCTTTTTTACCTATCCCCACGCTTATTTTTTTTGTCATTAATTAATGAACCTTTTTACGCGCCTAAAGTATCTTAACCTAATTTTAATTAAATCACAATATCATTTTAGATTTTAATTAACATCATTATAGAAAGTAAATTTCAGCAGAACATCGGCAATTCCATACCTCCGCACCGGATGCGCCAAGGCTTAAATCGCCCGGATACCTCATGCGATACCCACCAACTATAAACGGCTCATCAAGATCAACCGTTTGACCATTGGCAGAAACGTGCGTAGGTCGAACGCGCCCATCTCCGACATTGAACCATGTTTTTTCGGCTTTTTTTTTAGTCGGCAATGTCGCTATAGGAACGTCATTTAAAGTATATGGCTTCTGCCCAGCCATGGCCTCGGCTGTTATAAGCTTGGTACTCTCCGCAGCGCTTTGTGTCTCGAATGTGGCGATAACCGGGATACGGGAAGAAAACGAACGATCCAGAAAAACCGCCGCTGTTAATGCTACCGTTAAATTGTCGATAGGCTCATTGTTTTCTGCCAGCTCATTGCGTGCGCGGTTTATGCTATTGTTTATCTCGCGGTTTGTCGTGTCCAGCATGATATCTGCCTGCGGTTTTAGGCGCATATCTATCCATGCCAGCAGGCCAAGAGCTATTAAATCCTCTGTTAATTGCTCATCATCCTGATACTGCTTTTTTTCCAGAAAATACGAAAAGCTTTTAACACCGTTGCGATCCGGGACGGAATTTTTAAACGCCTTTTGCGTACGCTTATATTGATCCCTAACAAGTGCCTCTAATTTGCTTCGATATTGATCAAGGCTTATGATCCGGCCCGTCGTGCTATATACCCGCACAAAGTCATTGCGGATTTCACGAAAAAACGGGACAAGTTTGGGAATAAAAACTGCCTCAAGCCTATGCTTTTCCTTTAGCTCTTTTTTGCTATAGGCAGCGCCTTTAGTATTCAATGTTTTCATCATCAACCGCTGTTACAGGGTCATTTTGAAATAAATCACGTCCGGCCGGAACAAGCGTTGCGGCTTGATAGAATATATCGCCGCCTTCGATAGGCTCACGGTCAGGTAAGTTTTCACGAAGCTCATTAACCGTCTCGATATTGATCTCACGACGCAGCTTAATCTCCGCCAGCATACGGGAACGAAGGGCGACGATATCTTCCGGGTTGTATGTAATCCGTACAATGTTATCGTCCTGAACACGAAGCTTGAAAAACTTGGTAAGGCCAGAAAATATAATCTCGGCATTAGGCAGAATAGCGCGGTCATATAAATCCAAAATAGCGCGCTCAAAATTGCTATATGTCTGGCTATCGGCATTGACAATAGGAAGCGGAATTTTATAGCGCATGTAAATAGATTGCGTTGCGATACGATCCAGACCGCTAAAATCCATATCCTTGCTGGTTAGGCCCATCTCTTTTATTTCCATGTCCTCTGATGAAAACACGGCTATATTTCCGGCGTTATTGGACCCGGCAAATTGGTTATAAATAGCCTGCTTGCGGATGTCGTGATCCTCTTGGCTCATCGTATCTTTAAACACGAACGCCAGACTGATACGACCGCCGTTCTGGATAACCTTCAAATTATGATTACGGCCTAGAATTTGCTGCCGCGTTTCGATTGCGGCGGCCTCTAGCGGGCTATCAGGCGTTGTTTGATCCGTCCGGCTGGAAAAGCCCATGACATGAAACAATTCACGCAGATTTCCGTCAAGAAAACGGGAAAATTTGCCTTTTTCGCGGTTATATGTGCCAAGCCCCATGCCCTGCGATACACTGAATAGACGTGGGTATCCGTCTATAGCGTCCTGCATGGGCGATATTAGAAATGGATTAATGGCAAACAATGTGCGCGGCAATCGGTTTAAAGAACCTTCCGCATAGATAAAGCATTCATGCGTTAATAGCCAATGACGGGCAAGCTGTCCTATAAATGAGCGGTAATCCTCAAAATCGTTTGGGCTTTCCAGCAAGGTTAAAATAGGATGCTCTGAAATTAGTGACCCGTCTTTTAATTCAATGACAGGCTTAATCATTTCTATTTCGTCTGCGATAACGTCAATGGCAGTGGCTACGGCGGATGAATTACGATAGAAGTTCATGGCATCGCCTGCATTGATACGGCTGCCATATCCACCTAAAGCATATTCAAGAAATGACCCAGCGGGAAGGTTAATAATATCCGCGCCGGATTTTATTTCGGGTTTTAGTTTTTGCTTTTTAAAATTGAAAAATTTCATTTAACCCGCCGTTTTTTATACATTAAAGCATTTTCTTTTATTTTAAAAGTTTATTTATTTTCATTTACTGGCGTATTGGATTTTTCCGCAATGATCTGGTTTAAAACGCTAAGGTTTTTTTGCGTTGCATCAAGAGTAACAAGCTGGTCATAGGCCAGTGCTTTTAATTGCTCGATTGTCATTTCCTTCAATTGTTCAATAGTCATATTATTCTCCATATCCTGCTAGGTTTAGTTTATCTGCGGCAATAAAGGCCACGCGGTTTTCGTTAAGCCAGTCTTGCAATTGTTCCGTTGTGAATTTCGTTTCAGACGGTTCGGAAAAATGCTCGACATGCGCCCATTCAACAAAGGCCCGGTCCTGATCCAGCAGCTCATATGTGAAGCTAATACGCATACGGTATTGACCTTCGTAATCTGTGTTAGCAATAATAGCCTCTGAATGAACGTAAGCGTATGCGATTGTTTTGGTAATTGTTTTCATTGTATATCCTTAAGCGTTTGCAATAATTGTTACTGTGCCACTTGATCCACGGAATTTCAAGGCCCCGCCTTCGACATAAAGAACTCCGCCGCCTGTGGGGTTTGTACTTGGTACCGTTCCCGCATTGGCTATGCCGATAACGCCCACGCCGCTGCCGAATTGGTCCGGTGTACGAATTCCTAGGTTTCCATTAGATGTAATTCTTAATCTTTCGGTTCCTGTACTTGTTACAGATCCGCCACCAGTTACGCCAGTTTTAAAAATTAATCCAGCAGTGTCTGTGCCAAAATGGAACCCATCAACATTGGCACCCAAATATCCGGATGCTACAGCTGTAGAAGTAATGCGTATTTGTGAATCAATATTGTTTGTGGTTCCTTGAACAGTTAGTCTGTGGCTTGGGCTTGTCGCGCCTATTCCAAAGTTTCCATTTTCTGCAAGGCGCATTCTTTCAGTGTTGCCACCAGATGAAAACTTAATAATACCGCCTGCACCGTCGGACATAATGGTAAGAGCGCCTGTATTGCTATATAACAGCCCCTCATCCGCACCCCATGCACCGTAAGGCGTAAAGCCCGTGGATGATGTGGATATGGTTGTTTGACCAGTTATGCCTAAAGAGTTTCGCACAGATATGCCAGCAGAAGCCGCCGCACTTGTTGAGTTGTTCTGTATTTGATAATTAAATGTGGAGTTATCGTTTTTGGTTGATGTTACAAGTCCGGTGCCTACTGGATTAAGGGCAATGCCCGAGTTTGTTCCCGCAGTCTGTATTGTAAGTGATCCTACGGAAGAAATAGCAAATGCAGCATAATTTGAAGCATCGAAACCGACCCGCAATTGCTCGGTTGTTGAGATAACTTGAAGCCGTGCGGAAGCTGTATTTGTGCCTATGCTGATATTATTTAGGTTATCTATTCTTAATGCCGCTGTCCCGGATGTTCCCTGCCGCCAATACATGGCGTTTGAACTATCAACACCGTTCTCCCATACTTGAGTACCGCTTTTGGCAAAAACCTGAACAACGTCATTTGCTGTGGTATTGAGCCGCCATACGCGGTCATTTGTGCTTAATACTCTGGCTTTTTCAGTTAATGCACCGCCGTTTACAGCCGTCCAGAAAAGAATATCAGAAGGAACTGTTCCTCCCGCTTGAGCTGTCGAAAGAACCTCAATGCGCGCACCTTCTTGAGCCGCGCCGCTGGTTGGTTGAGAAAAACGAAAAGATAATCGACCGCCTAATACGCCAGCAGATCTACCTACTCCTGCTGCGTGTAGATTGTCAAAGTAAAGCGTTCCGCCATTTTGATTAACTGTTCCGCTATTGGTTTTTCGAATGTATAAATCTTGCGCGCCAGTCGTTGTAGATGTCAGGTCAAGGCGGCCTTGCGGGGCTTCTGTACCGATACCCATGCCAGTTGAAATTATTCTGGCCCATGACGTTCCAGTTACGCTTGATCCTTTGAAATTTATGCCTTGATTGGTCCACAATACAGTATCGGTGCTATCAATACCTAACCCATAATTTCCATTGTATAATGTTATGCTGGCAACATTAGTGGCAAGCGGTCTTATGCTTATACTGTCATTGAAGGTAAAAGATGCGCCAGCACCCACCGCGTCGAACGTAACCCCGCCAGTTGATCCAACGGTCGTACTGTAATAATTGCTATCATTGAAACCAACGCGAATTTGTTCCGTGGAATTTATAACGTGCAGCTTTGCGCTAGGGCTTGATCCTGTAGTGCCGCCTCCTATTTTTACATTAGCGCCACCAGAATTGATATAGATGTCTGCCCATGCGTTTAGAGCAGCGTTATGGCCACCAAACTGCGCTACTCCGTTTAATTCTCCCATCAAAAATACGTTTGCAGATCCGCCTGCAACAATTCGACCGGACCATGAAGATGGTGTACTTGCCCCACCTTTAACCTGAAGCTTGGCACCTCCGAACGCTGTTACATCTGTATTGGTTCCAATAAGGAAGTTTCCATTCGGGGTCATTCTCATGCCCTCGACGCTTCCGTTATATCTAAATATTAAATTACCGCCAGAAATCGGACTGCTTAAGTACAAATTATCGTCAGTAAAAAGCTCAAGTATATTGCCCGCATATGCACCGAGTGAGTTGGTTACAGATATTGCGCGGCCTCTTTCAATAATAATATTTCCACTTGCTATATGCAGTCTGTCCAGAGGGGAGTTTGTACCAACACCAAGTCGATTGTTAGCATCATCCCAAAAGAAGTTAGTGTTATCCTGCGACAACAAGCCGCCAGTGCCTGCGAATAAAATAGATCCTGCATTCATAGTTGAGAATACGGTGCCACCATAGAAAGTTGCCCCGGAACCCCCGCCTGCTCCAAAAAGCGCCACGTCAGTACCATTATTGGATTCGATTAAAACACCGCCGAAACCGTTGGCGCTTACATTGGTTGTGATTAATTTTTGAGTTGTGCCTAAGTTGAGATCAGACGTAGCGCCTGTATATGGAACGTATCCTGCTAATGCCGATGATGTTATATATCCAACGTCGTTTGTGAATATAGAGATGTTTTGCCCTGTGAGCGCAGATATGGCATCACTAGAAAAAGTAGAAAGGCTTAGATCACCGCGAAAATATTGAAGGGTTGTACCTGTTGTTATTGTATTTTGTTTGGCATTAAGCGCGGTTTGCGTGGCCGTTGATATGGGCTTGTTAAGATCAGACGTATTATCGACATTTCCAAGGCCAACGGTTGACTTTGTGATTGTGACCCATGATGTGTCAAAATTTGTATTGCTATTTTTTTGCAGGAATTGCCCGGTTGTGCCGCCGGTTGCAATGCCAACGCCGGGGGGGCCTTGAACGCCTACAGATATGACATGCGGGTTTTCATTTTGAATGACAATAGAACCGCCGCCCTCGATTGATATCGTATTCTGATATTCAAGAATTTGTACGATATGGCGTTCGGTCATTATAAGACCTCATTGGATATGGTGATAGTACCGCCAAGGAAAGGCATATCAATGCCGCCACTGATAAGGATGAGGCTATAGACAAGCGCGTCTTGCTCTATAGGAAGGATATCTTCTTTTGGTATTTCGATTAGAATGGTGCCTGCTGTACCGCCGAGCGTGATACCGTCGCCGGAGGATAGTGATAGGATAACGTCAGCGGATGCGTAGTTCTTTTTGGCTTTGAGCGATGCACCGTACCCGGTCAGGTCGATAGGCGTTCCGCTTGCGTCTGTATATGTGATCAAGCGCGAGAAGTCAGCGTTTTTGTATAGCGTGAAATTATATGGGCCAAGGTCAGCGGTCATGCGTATGTAGCTCCATGTCGCGCATTAAGATTATCAATGATAAGGCCAGCTTTTGTATTATCTAAAAGTTCATTTCCGAATGCAAAACTTTTCGTTCGATAATTTATATTTGTATATCCTGAAGGATTGCCGCCAGCGCCTTGGGCCGCGCCTAGATAAAAATTACTGCTTGCCACAGCATCACCAACGGGAACCCATGTGCCAGTCACAGACGTTCTTGAATTTGACCATACTCTGATATTATTTGATGAAAGAGTAGGATTGCAAGATACAATCAATATATTATATTGCGTTCTCGGAAAAGCTGGAATAGCAGGAGATACTTGAGAAGATCCATCCCATACTTGAAGCTGACCACTTGTGTTCATGTAAATAGTCAATCCTCTTATGCCTGTTGTGTTTACCCCGCCAAGGAAATTATCAACTCCCCACGATGCTAGATAATGCACCATACAAAACCACCATGGGCCGCCAGATACTTTTCTATGTGCGTTTAATAGAGTCGTCGGTTGTGATTGATTTTTGAATTTAAATATAGCACCTTCTTGCGCGTTATTAAAATAGGCGGACTGACTTCCTGCGGTTCCTGTAAAAACTGGATCGTATGGCGGTGAAGGCTCAACACCATCGGAATTACCAAGCCATAGATCCCAAGCAGTGCTAGGTGTTCCGTCTGCTGGTGATGATAATAAATTTGACCACGTTTGTCCTGTTCCGGGGTAGCTTGCCAATTGAGTAGCATCGATATCGCAGCAGGCAGAAGACAAAACACCGTCAAGATAGGGTGATACAGATTGGTTGCCAGATAATTTAATACCCGGCTTAAAACCAACAGGCCCTGACCGTGTTTTAAAAAACATTAATAGTTTAACCAGTATTTAAGGTTTGGAGACGTTGCACCTGCGAGTGTAAGCCTGATTTTAGGGCCGCCAGAGATCATGAAATTAAACTGGCCGTTAGCTGACAATTGCGTTGTCACGTCGGACGGTATCCACGTCGTGCCGTTATCGTATGTAGTTTCGACGCTAAGTGTTCCGCTGCCCCATGTACCTGAAGCGGCCACGGTTGCGAATGTGACGTAATCGACAACTGCGCTGCTGCCATTATTTGTGAATGTACCTGAAATTTGAGACAAGAAAACCCCCTGTTATAATATTTTTTTCAATGTTAACTTTTTTTTAGTAATTAATCAAGGATGGTTTTGACTTTATGCGCAGCCTTGGCATTTGCACTTATGACCATCGGGCTTTTGTTTGAGTTCATAGCCGCGAATGTTAAGGGCGAATATGACATCTAGGACGGTTTGCAGGTCATGACCGGATAGGGCGGATATGGATTGTAGATCGGACGGCTTGATATTTTCTTTAGACATAAAAGCTCCCTGTTTTTTTCTGTAAGTTTTCTGTTATAGCATCGCACATGGGGTCTATCTGGTCATCATGTGCGTGGGTATTGTCGGCACTGAATGCCTCGCATTCCGCGATAAAGTCACTAACGAAGTCTGCATTGCGGGGCAGATAGACATATCCGGCCTCGATATAGCTTAGGATATCCATGACGCGGGTTAGCTTGTCGGTATTGCGCTGGATGGCTTTGATGGGGATGGATGCATCGCGCTTGATGTCCTGTATGAGGCCAGTGCCGGAAGCTTTATCTTCTATGCCAGCGATGCGCAGGCGGCCAGCGCCTTCTGATTTGATGGCCGCGTGTTTGTTCCAGAAGTCCACGAAGCGCTTTTTAAGGTCGGGCGCTTCCCATTTACCGCGCACAAGATCGATGAGATATGCGCCGCCGTCCTCACCAAAGCCCCAGCATTCAAAAACTGAATAGTCATTACGCTCTTTTGTTTTTTGCGCCGTATCGCCGTATATGGCGCGGTGCTTCATTTTGGGCAGCAGATCATAGCGTTTAAAGTTTTCGCCCTTGATGATATTGCCGCCCATGGCCGTGGGGTTTTGCATGTATTGTGAGGCGAATACAAAGCGACTGACGCTTGCCCCGTCTTTATCGGACAATGATCCACTTTCCATCTTTAGGAGCTGATCCAGCGGCTCTTTAAACGGCCAGTAGCTGAAGCGGCCTTTATCGTCCTGATCGCTGCTATCGACCATATCGATTATATCTTGATCCAGCCCGATTGATTTTAGATAATCCATGGTGACAAGAGCCGGGATATTAAGAAACGTCCAATCGCCGTCAAGATTGCCGTCTTTAATGAATGCGGTGCAATCATCTTCTGCCAGCCGCTGCATGATAACGATAACCGGGGTATCTGGCCGGGCTTTACGTGATTTGACGGTCGATACCAAGCGGCGATTAGCTTTTTGCTTTGCCGCCTTTTGGAATGCCTCGTCTGCCTTCAAGGGATCATCTATGATAAGAGCGCCATTGAAGCCGTCAAACATGCGCCCTGCCCGAAAGCCTGTAATCTGGCCGCCAAGTGATACCGCATAAACACCGCCAGCCGTTTTATCATCTAGCATGACATTCCATCGCTTTTGAGCGGATGAGTCGGTCGCTATTTTAGTTGGCCATAGCTCTTGATATTCATCCATGGAAACAATATCACGCGCCTTTTTGGAATTAAGCAGTGCCAGATCGTCGGAAGCCGATATATGTAGAAACCGTGAATGAGGATTGATAGCCAGCCCACGGGCCATGAAATTGACAACGGCCAAGTCCGTCTTACCGGAGCCGGGCGAGATATTGATTAACAGGTTTTTGATTTCGCCGTCTATTATCTTTTGCAGATAACGTGATATGACAATCTGATGCCAGTTGATAATAAACTTACCGCCCTCACGAAGCTTGAAAAAATACCGCGTAAAGAATAAATGATCTTCCTCACATTTCAGCTTGATAATGGCCTTTTTTAGCGCGGCCTGATGATCCGCGTCGGACATTGATTAAATCTCTTCCTCAATTTCGGACAGAGCTTTCTTGACGGCTGTCTGGTCGATAGTAGTTGTATGAATGCGGACGGGTTTATCATCATCGCCGCCCTCAATAACTTTCTTTTCGGAGTATCTTTTATTTTCCTTACCCATTTGCCATTTTTGAGTATCAATAATAATACGGGCGACGTGCGGATCGACTTTACCGTCTTTTGTTTCTTTTAAAAGACTATCCATTTCCTCGAATCGCATGTCGGCTCTACTTGAACGCGCGCGCGTGTAAATTTCGTCTTTTTCTGGGTATTTATTTAAATAAGCAAAGAATCGCCTAAAGTCGTAATTAATTTTTTCACAAGCTGAAATGACGGATGCTTTTTCAGTTGAGATTAATTCGCATACGATATTGAAGCTGATTTCATCATTCTCTGTAAAGTTTTTATATCCGGGCATAATTAACTTTTTCGCAAAATGAACGCATTACCATGTAACCGTGAGTATGATTAAAAAAGTTTTATTCGTCAAGAATTATTTTTGCCTAGGCGTTACGTTCTCAAGCAGATTTTCATAAAAAAAATTTACATCATAACCCCTAGGCAAGGTTGTTTATGACATTTTGTTGATGAGGTGTCAATAGGTGTATTTTTGACACTGTTTTTATGACAACCAATAATTAATGGATTATTTTAGGGTAGTGGTACCTATACCCATCCATACCCCAACTCTCCCCTTAAGAAGTAGTAAATAGTATAAAATGTATACATGTATATATATATAAATAGATAAATAAAAAGATTAGAGACTATGGAAATACCTACCTAGGTTTTCTGCGGGTTTGAGGCCATTTTCAAACTTTTGTATGTAAAATGCATTTATCGGGATTATCCGATTTATTGACCTTTTGTGAAATATTATTACAAGATTATAGCAATGCAATTAATGACCACAAAAAAAAAGTGGATAGAACAATCCATTTAAATAGACTATTATCATAAAATAAAAATTGATTTTATGATTTTTATGTTATATAAAAAATAGTGTAAAATATAATTTAATCTAATTAACAAAGGAAAAAATAAAATGACCATTGAAATTACTTATAAAAATCCAATTGATGTATTAAAAAATAAAGATTACAAAAATATGAAAATAGATGAGCAATTTGTTTTGCACATTTCGGATATGAATGGAAATATCGTGGAAACTATTTTACAAAACGCAAAAAATAGCGGTGTTTTTCTGGTCTATAAATATGTGGATAACTCTATTTTCTTTTATTGTTATGACCGTCAAAATAAAGTTTTGCGGGATGGATTAGATGAAAAGATATTAAATCACATAGCAACAAAGGACGGTATGAGCGTAAAAGATATCGCCTTGGGATTAAATATCCCGGCTGGTACGGTGGAAAATGCGCTTCAATATTTAAAAGAAAATGACCGCGTGATAGAGCATCCGGTTTTTAATGGCCGTAAGGGCAGGCCCAAAAAAATGTATTTCGTTAAATAAAAAAGCAATAATATTGCGCGTTTTCAGTTTGTAAAAAATAATAAAAATTTGTAATGTGTTTGTAACGAGAAGGGGAACACCAATGACTGACCTTATATATATTAAAGACAAAATGTTTACCAAGTTTATAGCTAATACGGCGGAAGGTGAATATGTCTGGCGCGAGATAGCCGCCCAGATGTGCAGTGACGTTGCGGCGGTCCTGAATGTGGATGCCAAGCGCGTTATCGCCCAGATCCGGGCGGCGGGCTATACGGTCCGTAAGGCCCCTAAGTGTGATATGAGCATTGATGAAATTTATAATGAGTTAAATAATTAAAGAAAAGGAAAATTAAAATGAAAGAAGCGTTGGTTATTTTAAATACTAAAAACGGATATATATGTTCATCATTTGATCATCGATACAAAATCACAGATAGTAATAAAATTATGTGTTTTGAAAGTATTGATAGTTTAAAACAATATATAGAAAACTATTTTAAAAACGAGAAGGAATAAAGATGTCTAAAATTAAAAAATTAACAAAAAAATTCATGAAAACTTTTGCTAATGCAGAAACCGGCGAACAGCTACGGGGCCAGCTAGAGGGGTGCAGCAAGTCAGATAAATATTTAAAGCCAGAAGACAGATCATATACAAAATGTTAGAAAATGCAGGACCGATGACCGTTGATCAACTTCAGCCGTTGGTGCCAAAATTAACTCCTTTTGTGTTAGCGTAGGTTTAACTTTTTTCTTAGGTTTCTTTTGGAACGATCGGCGCAGCTTTTAATTGATAAAACGAATGAGTTTATTGCTTATCTGTCTGTTAAAGAACCATGCGAGATTGAGCATTTACGTTCTTTTGATACGCATGAGGCGATTGCTTTGGAGCCGGGTAACTATGAAATACGCAGGCAGCGTGACTATATGCCGCAGGGTTTTCGTCGGGCGGCTGATTGATTAATTTAACGATATCGCAAATAAAAATAGCCTATTTACAATCATAAAAAAATAAGCAACACTTTTAATGCCGCCTCGATTGTCCCCATGATCGGGGCGGCTCTTAAAAAATGGGGAAACGTGGGGAATAATATTGTCTGTTGATTTGACTCCTTTTAAAGCTAAAATTGAGGCCGCTATGCAATATAGCGGTTCCATATGCGCCGATCCACGCAGCGAGTTCATGGACGCGCTACGCAAGGCCGGATTTAAGCCAGATCGCGAAATCATCCTTGGGCGTATTATCCGTATAGACGGGCAAGAAGATAAGCGCGGCCAGAAATCCGGATGGTATGTTTATTATGAATTTCCAGATTCTTATGGCGAGGGATACGCGATCGGCGTGGCATCTTTCGGTGACTGGAAGACTGGATTTGAATGCTTAGATTGGTGCAGCAAAAACAGCAAATATGTAACACCAGAAGATAGAGCCTATATTAATAATAGCAGATCCATTATCAAAAAGAATTATGATGAAGAAACTGATAGACTAAATAAAGAACGAGCTATTCATGCATTTGATAAATGGAATAAATCTTCTGCCCTTTCGAATCATCCATATTTGACAAGGAAGAAAATAGTACCGGCACCGGGAATGAGAATTGACAAAGACGGCAGCATTATCGTGCCAATGATTGATGCATCAAAGTCTATTTCATGTCTTCAGAACATATGGGACAATGGAAAAAAGAAATTTATGTACGGATGCAAGGCGAAAGGATCATATTTCTTTATCGATGGCGAAACGGATATCGTTTATATCGCGGAAGGTGCGGCAACATCTATTAGCGTATGGATGGCGACTGGCAAAAAGACTTATGCGGCGCTATCATCGAGCAACATATATGAAACGGCCAGCATCGCCAAGGGACATCATCCTGATAGCCGCCTGATTATTGCTGGCGATGACGATATCAACACCACGGGCAATCCGGGGCGCACGAAAACGGAGCAGGCGGCCAGCGGACTTGGCATCGAATGCGTGTTTCCTGACGGCGGCGTAAAAGACTTTAACGATATGCATGTAGCTAGCGGACTTGATAGCGTTCGTATGCTTTTAAACATGGAAAACAGGCCATATAAAGCTAAAAAGAAATCATCTATAAGTTTTGGCCGCCCGGCGGGCGTATTAGGTGAGATCATAGATTATTACAATGCGACAAGCGGAAATGACCAGCCGGGCTTTGCCGCTCAGTCTGCTTTATGCGTTTGCGCGGCTGTTTGCAGTCGTAATTATAAAACACAATTTGAAAGCCGGTCTAATATGTTTTTTATAAATATCGGCTTGTCTGGTACTGGTAAAGAACATGCGAAAACCGTTGTCGAAAAGATACTTGATGCATCTGGCCTTGATAAATTGATCGTTGGTGAAGGTTATACGTCGTCCACGGCTGTTATTAGTGCGCTGGAACAATCGCCGCGCCATGTATGTATCATTGATGAGTTTGGCAAGTATTTGAAAGCCGCTAGATCGAATAGCAATGGTATGATGGCGGCGGCCAATGCGACATTGACAAAGGCATGGGGATCAGCAGGCGGTAAGCTGCGTCATATGAATTACGCCAATATAGACAAAAAGAAAAACACATTCGCCCCGGTTGTTAATCCTGCTGTTACACTTATGGCCATGACTACGCCGGATGATTTTTTTGAAAATATCGGGATAGCCGAGATTAAAGATGGTTATCTTAACCGTTTCTTAATTCATATATCCGATGCTACCCGCGATGTTTACAAATATAAAGAAGCCATGCCTGTTCCTGAAAGTATTATTTCATGGGTAAAATGCATAGAAGCGCGTCATGGCAACAAATCGGATGACCCCACGCAAGAGCCTAAAATGCAGGTTATAGGTTACACGGCACAGGCGATGGAAATACAGAAGGCATTCGATCAAGAGCGCGTTAGTTTAGCCAATAGCCTTGATACGTACCGCATATCAGATCTTGTCATGCGTATGAATGAGATATCCGGGCGCGTGGCTTTGATACATGCGTTATCTCGTGACCCTATGACCAATGAGATAACAGAACAAGACGTTTCATGGGCTGTTTCTTATGTCCGTCAATGCTTTGATTTACTGGTAAGCCGTAGCAAAAAACATATGTCGGCAAGTGAATTTGAAAGCGATAAACTTAAATGTCTGGATGAGCTGCGTCGAATTGGTGAGCATGGAATAAGTGAAAGCGAGATGCAGAAACGCAAGCCATTTTCACAATATAAAAACAAGGACCTTAAAGAGATCATGGAATCTCTTGTCAAAGGTGAATTGGCGTTTACGGGTGTACGTAAAACGGGCGGCAAGGGGCGGCCTGTCAATGTTTATATAGCAAAGGAGTGATGAATGGAATGGATTGAACACGATGGTAAAAACGCTATTTGCCCTGTTGATAATGAAACAGATATTCGCGTTCGTTATCGTTTTGGACGTGAAAGAGACGAAGGTTTTCCTGAATTTTTAAGATGGAAACATGATGGTACTGAAAGTGATATTATTGCTTATCATGTATATAAAAAAGACGAAGTTAATAGTCCTAATCATTATACAAAAGGCGAAGTTGAATGTATTGAAGCTATTCGGGCCGCATTAACGCCAGAAGAGTTTGAAGGATATTTAAAAGGAAATGTTTTTAAATATATTTGGCGCGAAAAATACAAAGGCGGCAAACAGTCACTTGAAAAAGCGCAATGGTATTTAAATAAATTGGTAGAGGTTTGGTAACATGAGTAATTTCAAAATAAAGGCAAAGCATAAAAACTCAGGTGCTATTCATGATATATGGGTCATTGATAATTATTTTAGGGGCAGTGAATATGGTTACGTTCCTAATGTAAAAGGCCATGTGGCCATGACGGAAAAACAGTTTTACAATAAATACGAAGTGGAGGATAAAAATGATAAAAATAATTTTACTGACAATCTTTGGTTCGGCAATTAATAGATGGCGGGGCAGTGATGATAAATCACGTAAATATGCGCCTCATCCTATCCCGCAAATATTGCTATCATTTCCGTTTGCATATGCATCTTATGCCGTATCATGGCAGGCGGCGGCTATTGTTCTGGTATTGACAGTCATTGCTTTTGTTTTAGGTCATGGTCAATATTTCCCGCAAATGATGGCTAAAAAAATAAAGCCGGAAAGAATTGATTTTCTGGTTAAGCTATTTTTTAGCGACGATCCTAGAACAAAGGATTTCCCGATGAATTTGCAAAAAACAAAGCAGAATGAAAGAGCTTATTATGATCGGCTTATAAATGATTATGGACGTGATAAACTTTCATGGCGTTGCTTTACAGGCATGGCATTGACAGGGCTTGCGGTCACATTGCCAGCAGGCGTAGTAACATTTAATCCTTTATTGGCAATATCCGGTATACTAAAAGCGCCAAGCTATGTCATTGCCATGAAAATAAAGCCGGATGACGGTGATAAGGCTATTGAATATGCTGAATATATAACAGGCGCTATTTTATATTTCATTCTTGCCTTGTATATATTTTAAATAAGAAAAAGCCGCCAATGAATAACAAAGGCGGTTTTTTCAGTTGAAGTGTCCAAAAATCAACAATGACTTATATATATCATACCATCATAAAGTCAATCTAAAAAGGTATATCGTCTGGGTGCAATAATAATGATGCTTTTTTCAGCTCATAATTACGGCACATCAATTCACAAAATGTAAACCATTGTTCTTTTGTTAGCTTTGATAGATCATAGACTTTTATTTCGTCCAAATATTCACCGCCCATACGCCCGGCATATTCGATAGATGTTCTTTCATGTAAAAGCATTGTTTAATCCTTACACTTTTTAAGTTCGTTTTCAAATTTTTCAACCTCTTTAATGGGGTATTTTACACCGCCAAGCTTATAATATTTAGGCCCCTTGCCTTGGCACCGCCATTTATTAAGCAAATCAATTGAAACGCCCCAGCGTTTAGCAAGTTCTTCTTTTGTCAAGTAATCTTTTTTCATTTTTAAACCTTTTATAAAAAAATGTACATTTAAGTAATAAATTATATTTTTATGATTGACAAGATAAAAATGACGCTATAAAACATTTATATTATGAATGCAATAGAGAAGGAAAACGCATGAATAATCTAGTATATAATGGCAGTCTTGCCTTATTCTTTTTGATTGGCGCTGTTGCTGGTCATTTTCACGGTAAATCTATCGTATATGAAGGCATGTTTAAAAACTTTGCCATTATGACCGATATCAACACACCACGGAGTAAATAACATGGATATTGAAACGCTATTGTTAAAGATTGAAAGCATTGAGTCTGATATCAAGGTAAAAGAAGAATTGCACCTTAACGCATTAAAAGAAGAGCTTGCAGATTCGTATTCTCTTTTGCAAAATCTAATCAAGGATGATGTGCAGGATCAGTTATCTAAAAATGATTACGGATGTGGTACGGCTCACATATATAAGGGCAAGTATGACATTGAAGTTGTAATCAATAAAAAGGTGGAATACGATCAGGAGTTTCTTGCTGGTATTTATGACAACATTCAACAATCCGGCGAAAATCCGACTGATTATATGAAAGTCACCTATGGCGTAGAGGAAAACAAATTCAAGTCATGGCCTGAACGCATTAAAAATGCATTCATTTCGGGCCGTACCGTTACGCCGCAAAAAGCTAAAATTAAAATAAAAAGGATCGTGTAAATGTCATATAGAAACATTAAAGATGCGTCAAACCAAAAAAAAGACTATCTGATTTTTGGATCAACAAAGACGGGAAAGACGCTGCTATCTTCAACACTTCCGGCCAGCGAGGTTGTTCTGGTAAACACTGAAAACAATCTTGACAGCTTGTATGGCGTTGATATGTACGTATTTGACTGCTTCAAATATTCTGATTTTGTCTTTATCACGGACGAGATCATTAATAAGAAAATCACGCCGAAATGGTTTTATCTCGATAGCATTACAGACCTTATGACGAAGGTATTCAGTGAAGAAAAGAAAAAAACCAAGGATGGTCGTCAGGTTTATTCCGCACTTGAAGACAAATATAATGACGTTATCCTGCGCATTAAAACCATGCCCTGCAACGTTGTTGTTGTTGGCCGGATGACAAAGATCAAAGACGAGATTACGGGCGGTATGATTTTCGGCGCAGCGATGCCATGGGCAAAGCTTGAAAATGATTTGCCGTTTAACTTCTCTGCGGTTCTTGCCACAAGATCATCACGTGGTGATGCTGGCAAAAATCACTATGCCATTCAATGTCACCCATGCTCACAGTATCAGGTGGGTGTACGGACACAATTCGGAAAGGAAAACCCCCTTTCCCAATACGAAGAGCCTAATCTAATGGCAATTCATAATAAAATCACTGCTTAACACATAACAATCTAAAGGAGAATAAACATGGTTGCACTGCCAAAATCTATTAACGCTATACAAGAAGTAATAAAGCCAAGCAATAAAGTTAACATTCCAGATGGTCATTATCATGCGGTAATTGTTGATAGCGGCATGGAAAAGTCCCCATATGGATTTGATAAACCAGATGGGGTATTTATTAAGACCGTTATTACTCAAGGACAATATGCACATACTGAATTTAAGACACATCTGGCTATTTTTGATGAAGCATCCCTAAATCCAAATAATCCGGAATGGACCGCTTCTAAATCTGCATATGGCGTGATATCCCAAATTCTTTTGGCCTTGGGTATTCCAGAGGTTCCAGAGGGATTTGAAACAAGCGGCCTTCACAATAAACCAATAATTATTTCGACAAAAACGAAGAAAGGCAAAGATAAAGAAACAGGAAATCACAAGCCAGAGTGGGATGAATCATCTATCCATGAGTTTTTATCCGTTTCATCCGTCGGCGTAACGCAAGGACATCCGACATTTGCATCGGCCACCGCTCCCGCAAAAGCATCACCGTTTGCCGCGCAGCCGCAACCACGACCAACCGCACCTGTAGCGCCGTCATCAGCGCCTTGGGCTTCTTAAATTTATAAATATAGGCGGGGCGCAATGCCTCGCCTATTATAAAACAATGGGGAAAATAATGGTATTAATACCAAAGCCGCCTGATTTTACTTTGCAGGCAATCAAGCAAAAAACAGAACATGAATGGAATTCATCCGTGAACAAGCGCGGGCGTATCATGGGCCATATGATAGGCACAGAATGCGCTAGAGCGTTATATTACGCTATTCACAATGAACAATCACGATATGTCACATATGACAAGGCGTGGCGTTTTGAGGATTCCATGCGTAATACAAAAACCATGGCCAATAGACTTGGATTATCTGGCATTGAAGTTTATGAATTAAATAGCGAAGGCAAAAGACATTCATATTCATTTTTTGACAGTAAATTACAGGATCATTGCGATGGTGTATTGATCGGTCTAAAGCAGGCGACTTCAACAAAGCATATATGGCAAAATAAAACCATAGATGAAAGCGATTTGAAAAAATTCAGAAAGCTAAAAGATCAATATGATATTAAATTAGTTTTGAAAAAGTTTAATGAAAAGTTTTATGCCCGTGCCCAGCTTCTTATGCATTACTTGCAGATTGATCGGCATTATATGACGCTATGCATTTCAGGTGCGGTGGATGTCGATGCCTGTCGTACGGAATACGATCCAGATTTTTGTGAAATGCAGATTGACAGGATACGCCGCATATTAGAAACTACAACGGAACCAGTACGCATTAATGACAGGCCAGATTTTTGGTTATGCCGTATGTGTGAATTTAAAGGAAAATGCCACAACAATGCCTAAAGAGCCACGGCCATATCAAACCGCATCGGTTCAATCCCTTTTCGACTGGCTTTTTACTAAGCCGTCGAAAGGGAACCCTTTAATTGTAAGCCCGGTAGGCAGTGGTAAAGCTCTAATTAATGCAATGGTCATTAATGAAATTCACAAGCTATACCCGCGCACGCGCATTTTATGTGTTACCCACGTTAAAGAACTGCTAACGCAAAACGCGGATGAATTGCGAGATTTCTATCCCGATGCTGATTACGGTTTTTATTGCGCCAGCCTTGGCATTAAGCGATTACACAATGATATCACGTTTGCCAGCATTCAAAGTATTTATAACAAAGCTCATAACCTAAACCGCGCGCCGGAAGTTATATTAATAGATGAGTGCTTTGCTGGAGATACATTAATAAACACTAATAGCGGCCCGAAAAGAATTGACAAGGTGAGTCCGGGCGACATAGTGTATAATGCGACTGGAATGGGCGAAGTATTGGCTGTTTCAAAAAAACAAACAAATGTTATATATAGGATAAAATTAAATGACGGATCAGAAATCAGATGCACTGGAAACCATCCTATACTATCAGAACACGGATGGACTACAGCTCGAGAACTGGGGCCGGGGCAGCAGCTTTTTAGCATACAAAATATGCCTGAATTGTGGGAAAAACTTTCATCCGTTCAGAACGATGGTGAAAAGTCGAGGGAAAATGATGGAAAAGCCACAATCGAGAAAAGCATTTTCAAAACAAAGGTTTTGTTCGATATCTTGCTCGAAGAAGATGGAAAATGCAATGTGGATTCCCGGCGCAAAAGAGAAAATGTCGAAAACATTAAAAAAAATAGGGCACAAGCCATTAATTCATGGTGGCAATGGTCGAGGGCCTACAAATCAACAGAAAAAAATGATGGAAATTCTTGGGAAAGAGTGGGTTGCAGAGTTACCAATAAAAACATTGGCAGGTCACAGGAACGGAATATACCCCAATGCATACAAGGTGGACTTGGGAAATCAAAAGTTAATGTTAGCTATAGAGATAGATGGAATGAGCCACAGCGGGAAACGGAAAATTTTGGATCAAAAGAAAGACAATCGTCTTTTGTTGTTAGGGTGGAAAGTGTTGAGATTGAAGAATGCAGAGGTGGAGAATATATATACAATCTACAAGTCTCAGGGCACCCTTCCTACTTTGCTAACGGAATTCTTGTCCATAACTGTCATTTAATTTCACACGACGAAAACACACAATACCGCAAGTTTATAGATGAATGCAAAAAACTAAACCCTAATCTTGTTGTTATAGGATTAACCGGAACGCCATTTCGCGCCGATAGCGGCCTTATTTACGAGGGCGAAGGCGCACTGTTTGACGGCATATGCTATGAGATTGAAATTAGCTGGATGATTGATCAGGGCTATCTTGTTAAGCCCGTAACACCGCCCGTAAAAACTATTATGAATGTTGACGGTGTTAAAACGTCAAAGGGCGATTATATATTGCGACAGCTTGAAAAAGCCGTTGACGTTGACGAGATAACGCAGGCTTGCGTTGCCGAGATCATGGAATTAACGCAAGACCGTAACAAGGTTTTGATATTCACGGCAGGCGTTGAACATTGCACACACGTCCGCGACGCGATACGCGCATATGGTGTTACTTGCGAGATGGTGACGGGCGATACGCCGAAAACTGAACGCGATGAAATACTGCGACGATATGCGGCTGGAGAATTTAAGTATTTAGTCAACGTTGCGGTTTTGTGTTTAGATGAAAAAACTGAAATTCTCACTAGCGATGGATTTGTAGGAATTGATGATATGACATATGATCATAAAATTGCTGCATGGAAAGAAGATGGTGGAGTTGAATTCACAAAGCCAGAAAATATAGTTAGAAGAGAAAGATTTGATGATGAGGAAATGGTTTCATCTGAAAATGGCATATCTGCCAATATTAGAGTTACATCTAATCATAGAATGGTTATTAGGTGTGGCGGTCAAGATAAAAATATAAAAGTAGTACCTGCAATTAATCTTGAAGGTATTTCTTGCTCTATACCAGCTTATGGCGATTGCGAGCCAGAAAAGATATATATTGAAACTCCAAAAAGGAAACAAAATGAGGATCAGCAAATTAGATCAACTTCATTTTCTTTAAGAAAAAGAGGATATTTAAAAAAAGATTCTTTAGAAATGTCTATAAAACAAGTGAAAAAACTTAGATCTATGAAACATGCTTCACCGCATGAACTAACGATAGATGAATGTAAGTTAATTGGTTTTTGGCTTGGAGATGGATCAAAATCTTGCGGAAGAGTAGTTATATCACAATCTATGAGATATAAAGACAATGTAGAGTGGTTTGACGGTATTTTAAAATCCACTGGAATACACCATTCAAGAAATATAAGAAAGAAAAAAGGCAAATTAACTAATGATGTTGTTTTATGGTCTCTTGCGAGAGGAACTGGTGGATACAATCAATCTGTAGAAAAGGGGTATTTTTATATAGAGCCTTATTTAGAAAAAGACGGAACATTTTTATTTAAACATTTAAATAAAAATCAGTTACTTGCACTATTAGAAGGATTTTGGAGAGCTGATGGCAGACATCATTCTAAGAAAAAAGTTAATAGAATAACTGGGTGCCAATATAAATTATATGATATTTTGCAATCAGTTTGTGTTGTCAGAGGTATATCAGCTTCTATATCTAAACCAATAAAGCCAAGAAAATATAATCATAATATACAATGGTCATTTTCTTGGGGTGGAAGAAAAAACTGGAGCTACACAAAAAAATCTATAGTTAAAGAAAAATCATGGAAAAAAGAAAGAGTGTGGTGCGTTACATCGTCAACTTCTTTTTTGATATGCAGAAGAAACGGAAAAGTTTTTGTAACTGGAAATACCACTGGCTACAACGTACCAAGCATTGACTGCATTGTTTTGATGCGTCCTATGAAGAGTCCGGTGCTTTACATTCAAACTCTCGGCAGAGGTATAAGAACCGTATATGCCGATGGATATGATTTAACGACGCAGCAGGGGCGACTTGATGCTATTGCAAATAGTATCAAACCTGATTGTCGTGTTCTTGATTTTGGCGGCGTTGTTAAGTATCTGGGGCCGATAGATGCGATTAAAATAACGCGCAAGAATAGCGGTAAAAAAGATAAGGACGCGCCGCCGGGCGATGCTATTATGAAACGCTGCCCGGCATGTGGTTTTGAATGCTTTGCAGCGCAGCGTTATTGTTATAATTGCTCATATAATTTCTTGCAAGAAAGCTTAAGCCCGACGGCGGATAAAGGAAGTTATTTGCTTAGTGCAGATGAGCCGCCGCGAATTGTTTCTGTATTATCTATGACTGTTTCGAGGCATATAAAAAAACATAAAGAAGGTGATCCTATTCCTAAGCCAACTATGAAAGTAACATACGGAACTTTTGAAGGTTCGTATTCTGATTTTATATGCTTTGAGCATCATGGATATCCGAGAGATAAGGCCGTTTCATGGTTTAGGCAGAATTTGCCCAGTCATGTTATTCCTAAAGACGTTAAAGAGGGGCTTTTATATAAAGATTTTTACCGGATACCTAGCGATATAGAGATCAAAAGAGAAGGTAAATACTGGCGGGTTTCAAAGGTTTTTTATAAAGAAAAAGATACACATAAAGAACAAGCAATTGAAATAATTAAAGATTATGCCGTCGATGATAAAAATGAATTAATTGAAATACCTTGGTAAATATTGTCAAGTTAAAAATTGTATATTTTAGTAAAAAAATACCTGTACAATGATTTTAGATCGTTTATTATTTTCTAAGAAAGGAACAAAAGATGACTGATTTTAATTTTGAATTAATTACTAGAAAATGGCAGCCTTACTTTGTGGGGACTACATTAGAAGCTCATGATATTAATAATTATAAAACATTAAGAATAGCTATGAGTTTATATGATAACCGCAAAGTTTTATTATCGCAGCGCCGTATTGGTAAAACAGATATTTTTGAATATCTAATAAAAAGGAGATAAGAATGAAACACACTGGTAAACAATTTATTGATATGACTAAAAATGATGATAATGTTAATAATCAGATTTTAAATGAACTGCGCGATTTGAATATTCTTGTTATGGGATTGGCGCATCAATTATCAGAGATTAAAAATAAAGGCAAAAAAAATGCAAAGCAACCAGCATAAAGTTAGCATTAGAGCTTTTTTATTAATATCATTTATTGTTTTTAGCTTTCCGATATGGATTAAATGGCTATTAGGATGGATGGTTTTTGGCGGCGAATATATAGAAGGAATTATTAAATAATGACAAAATCACCGATTGAAGAAATGAAGGAATACGTAGCTCACTTTCTTGATTTCAAGGCAAGAAATTTATCAAGTCCGTTTGATTACCACACGGCTATAGAGGATGTCATAGACCACCTCCACGCCACGGGGCGGTTGAGTTTGTGGAAAACTGATACTCCACCAAAAGACGGGACTGTATTTATTGCTGACGATGAGTATGACGAGCTTTATAGGGCAAAATATTTTCCAGATCATTACTCTGGACAGCCAAAGTTTTGTGAGCATACCGATGATGACAATGAGTTGATTATAAAAAGATGGATGCCACTACCAAAACAGGAGAACGGGGATGAGTAGTTTTGTAGAAATGTTATGCGCTGGACCGAAGGGGTTAAATTCCACATATCGACCAGAAGCAGGAACAGTTTGCCTAATATCTGGCCCTAATTGTGATAACGACGAAGGATATGTATTCTCAGAGTTCACAGTATTGTGGAGCAATGATATTTTTGTTCTGTACGGTAACGAAGGCTTCTGGCCTAACCTATATAAATGGGATCATGTTATCGCGAAGGAGATTACCTTATTGAAGCCCTCCGCATAGCCGCAGCAATCGAGGCTGGTACGCATAAGATTGTGCCTGTGGAGCCTACGGAAGCGATGGTAGAAGCTTGGTTCCTTGACGGGAGTTACAAAGCCATGCTCTCCGCCTACGATTTTAACACTGAAAACACAAAGGAAAACAACAATGATTAAATTTGAAGTATTTAACCGATTTACACTTAAGCTGCAATTCACCGCAGAGATTAATGTAGAAGAAACCGCAAGCCTTTCTATAAAGCGCGGTGCCGCTCTGGAATGGGCCTATCTGGAAGGGGCCAATCTGGAAGGGGCCAATCTGAAAGGGGCCAATCTGAAAGGGGCCAATCTGAAAGGGGCCAATCTGGAATGGGCCTATCTGGAAGGGGCCAATCTGGAAGGGGCCAATCTGAAAGGGGCCAATCTGAAAGGGGCCTATCTGGAATGGGCCAATCTGGAAGGGGCCAATCTGGAAGGGGCCAATCTGGAAGGGGCC